ATCTAATAAAGCTAAGTCATATTACTTTCATATGTTTTGTGGTCAAAGATGTATGGACAAATGGTTTAATGAGCATTGGCAAACTTGTTTAAATGCTGTTGGCGAAATAGATAAACAAGTATTACCTTTAGATGACGCTTGGTTTGTAGATTATATCTGGGGTTACAATAGTGAGCCTGTATATAAATTAGTAAATAAACTTAAAGGTGTTAAACAAGTAATCACAAGAGAACAAGCACAAACACCAGAAGATATAGAACGTGATTGGCAATACAAAACAATAGACGATACACAAGCAAGAGAACTAGCAATACAACTTGGCTTGGCTAGTTGACACATCAATACAATTAGTATATTATATAGACATCATCTAGTTATCTAGGTGGTGTCTTTTTTTTAATCAACATGAAAGGAGTATACTCATGGAACAAAAAGAGATAAGACTCAATGCTAGTAAGCGTAAGTCATTGAAAGATGATTTTCGTAAGCATTGTGAAAACCAAGACTCTACTGTAAAAGAAGAGTTTTTGGAGGCAAGAGAAGTAGCGAAAGATACCATTGATTCTACATTTGAGGTTGCAACCAATGTAGTTCAACGTAGATTTCCTTTGGAAGATGTCGCTACTTTGCAGGAGTTACAAAGAAAACATAACACTATCAATGCAGTACATAATGATAGTTGTTTCTTTTTCAAAGTAACTGACGCACCAAAAGTGCTTGATCGCTATGGTGACGAGGTAGAAAAGTCAAAGCATTTTTCATTTGAGCTAGATGGTAGCATAAATGGAGAGCATGACGCTTATCGTTATAGTAGTGGTAGTAGTAATAATGGAAAGAACTTTGCTTATGCTTATTATCGTGAAGATATGAAAGCAGTAGGGTTAAATCCAGATTGCAACATAGAGCATGAACTTAATAATGTTGAAGATGTTTCTTCAAATTATTCAAGGCGTAGAGATAACAACCCTTATCTTTCTCAATGTAGAAATGATAATGCCTATTGGTTAGAGGGTAAGCAAGGTAATACTAATCTATACCAACAATGGAAAGATGATTATACTTTGCAGATCATTGGTACAGGTGGTTGTCGTTCTCGTGCAATACCATGTTCAGATTTAGAGTTTGCTAAATTTGAAATGATGATACAAGCCAAGCAAGACCTAGTTACAAAACACCATAAGTGGATTGAAACTATTGTCGCTAAAGTAAAAAGGTTTGAGCAAGGTATCAAGCAGATGACAAAGTTCTCACAGGTAGAGAAGTTTGCCAAGCACCCTAAAGTTAATTGGAATATCTCCCCAGATATTTTAGCTGACAAGATGGGTATGGATATCGTAGTGTCTATTGACGATCTGGCAGATGCTATTGATAATATTGCACAACCAAAACAAACAAGAGAAGAAAAGATACTTGCCTATAAAAAAGCTATGGGCATGGTAGCTTAATAATCTAACAGGTATAGGGGAGAAATCCCCTAGCCTTATATGACTTGTATGAGATGTACGAAATCAAACTGCCTGAAAAGACGTGCTATGTGAATTATAGGTTGCAACCTTTATAGTCTAGTAATATCGCCATAAACTAGAAATCTCGGCAGACAAGTCACCCAAACAAAAGGATAAATAATATGACAGTAATAAATGGATTTGGAATGTTAGGTGTAGGCATACTAGCCCTTATAATAGGGGGTGGTATTGCCTTTTATGTAATCAATAAAGTTATGAAAGAAGATGATAAGGAGTAGTATATACTAACCCCCCTGCAACGACAGGATATCATATCACAAAATGACAGAAAAAACAACGAGTCACATTGACACAAGGACTAAAATCTGCTATGATTGTAGTTCTAAAAAAGTATTAATTATCATAGATAAAAAATATTATTGCCCTACTTGTGGTCTACATAAACAGAAAGGAGGAAGACTATATGAACCCATTAAAAGAAAAACCAAATAGAACGCCAGAAGAAAATCTAGCCATAGCTAAGATACAAGTTATGATGGAGGATTCATTTGGTATATTAACTAATACAGATAGTAGTCCTGCAATACAAAGCAGAGCAAAGAATTGGTTTGAGACAGATGACTGTTCTTTGTGGTGTGATATGGCAGGTACAACTAGAGATCATATAGTAAGACTATTACAGAACTTGCAATATAATTATAATACTGGTAAGATAACAAAAGAACAATTAAGATTTGGAATAAGGAGGTTAGATAAAAAGATATGAATGATAAAAAAACTATGCGTATTATTAGGGGTATGTTCTTTGATTTAAAAAATGACAAAGATATCATAGACGACTTTGCTAATATTACATATGATGTGGGCTATATGGTTGCGTTATGTATAGCACTTAAAAGACACAAAACAGCAGACAAAATATACAATTACTTTTTGAAAGGTTGGTAATATGAAACTAAAAGAAATAGAAGAAAAGATAGGCACACTATCTAATCCTAGTAAGATGCCCTCGTATGCGTGGGGTATACCTATACAATATTGTAAGACAGGTGCTAAACTAGCAGAAATAAAAGGCACTATCTGTAACAAATGTTATGCAGGTAAAGGTTGTTATGTGTTCCCTGTTGTCAAAGCTATGTATGAAAAAAGATATCAAGCTATCGAAATGGTAGAGTGGGTAGATTATATGGCAGAACTTATTACACAAAAATATAAAAACAAAAAAGAAAAAGATAGATATCATAGGTGGTTTGATTCTGGTGATGTTCAATCTTATGCACATCTTATGAAAATATTTGAGGTATGTGAACTTACACCCCATATAAAATATTGGTTAGCTACTAGAGAGTATCAGATTATAGATAAGGTAGATGTAAAAGATGTACCAAAGAATTTATGCTTACGAGTATCAACTACTAAAGTAGATAGTCCACCACCTAAGTTTTGGAAATGGACATCTGGTGTGCATAAAGATAAGAAAGCAATAGGTAGAGAATGTCCTGCTTACAAACAAGATGGTGAGTGTGGTAGTTGTCGTGCCTGTTGGAGTCGTTCAATTAAACAAGTAAGTTACAAGGAGCATTAATGATAGAGTATAAATTTATAACACAAGGTAAAGCACAAGATATAAAAGCAATGAGTTTAAAAAAAGCTATGCGTTCCTTTCAATCAAAAGCAGGTGACGCAAAAGTAGTGTATGTAGAATGGCAAAGCCGTAAAGGTAATGTTAGTTTCTACACATACAATCTTCCATACAAATTTAGAAAAGAAAGAAAAGGTAGATAATGATTATAAAAGATGTAGTATTAAAACTAGAAGATCATATTAAAAGTATAGGTGGTACGATAGATGAGTCCACAGCTTATATGGATAACTATTGCCACAAGATTACTTTTAAAATAAATGAAAAAGAATATACTGTTGACTTAACAGATTTAGATATAGTGAATACATTTAATGTTTGAATTTAAACACCCAAACTATTATAAAAAAATAAAAAAAGAAAATCGCTTGACAAATCAAGACAACTATGATAAGGGAATAGAAGATGAAAAAATACAAAGTAAGAGTAACAGGACTAGGAATAGAAGCAACAGCGATAATACCATTCGAGGTAGAACCAACAAACGAACAAGTAGAAAATAAATTAGCTGAGTATTTAAATCATAATCTCATGAAGATTGAGCCAGATGATTTCTATGCAACCGATAGGTATTCCATAACATACGAGGAATTACCGATTGAATTATAAACAGCAACTTGCAGTGGTGCAGGGTTTATCTATCCAAGCAGATACACAAACAAGAATGGATTGTCCATTCTGTAATGGTAGAAATACATTCTCTGTAGATACAACAGATAACAAATTAAGTTGGTATTGCTTTCATGCTTCTTGTAGTGCTAAAGGTAAAAAAGAAGGAGAAAAAAATATGCAATATGTAGAACGAGTCTTTCATGGTAATAAAGAATTACACATAGAAGATATTAATTTTAAAATACCAGATAGCTTTCAATCAATATACTCAAATGAAAAAGCTATGCGTTGGTTATCTAATAACAACTGTTGGGAGTCTTGGTCTTGGGGTAGAGCAGATTTTAAATATGATGTAAAACAAGATAGAGTTGTGTTCTTAGTTAAGAACAGAGTATCACATAAAATAGTAGGTGCAGTAGGTAGAGCATTAAATAAAAATGATTTTCCTAAATGGTATATGTATGGTAATAAAGATGTGCCATTTAAATGTGGTGATTGTGAAGACTCTGTAATTGTAGAGGATTGTCCATCAGCTTGTGCAGTATCTAATATACTTACAGGTATTGCAATCATGGGTACTAAATTAAAAGATATACAGAAGTCACACTTGAAACCATATAAAAATTTATATATATGTTTAGATAGAGATGCTACAACAAAAGCATATGACATGGCAAACCC